ACGATTGATGTTACAAATTTAGATGCTTTAACTGCTAAGATTAACGCAGGATATGTTACTGCACTATACGATTCTACTGGAGTTGTTGGTGTCAATACTCAACATATGTTGAGCACCAATGCTGCAGGACAAATTGTATGGAAAGAACCTGCACAGATTGGTATTGCAACAATCAATGCTAAGTTAGATACATGGTTTGTATCTACAAATGGTGTTGACGATGACGAAGCATCTCGTGGTCGCACTGCTGAAAGACCATACAGAACGATTGCATATGCTCTATCACGGATTACAAATATTGGTGTCAATGATGTTCTAAGCATTGCTGCAGGTGTTTACGAAGAAACATTCCCACTTACTGTTCCAGCTGGTTTAACAATTAAGGGTGCAGGTCTTCGTGCTACTAAAATTATTCCTACTAATGCTACTAAGCAAAAGGATGCTTTCTTACTTAATGACAGATCCGTTATTGAAGATATCACTATTGCTGATATGTTCTTTAACACAGCAGCAAATGAGGGTTATGCATTCAAGTATGCACCAGGCATTGCACTTACTAGCAGATCACCTTATGTACAGCGTGTAACTGTATTCAACAAAGGTAGTAATGTTACTGCATCTGATCCATATGGTTATGCTTCTGCAGATTCTGCACCTTCCTCTTTCATCTCTGGTGGTGGTGCATACCTAGATGGTTCTGAGGTAGCAGCAGGATCGCTTGAGGCAGCGATGCTGTTTAATGAGGTTACATTTATTGTACCTAACAGCAAAGGTATTGTAATGACCAACGGTTCCCGTTGTGAGTATATCAATTGCTTTACTTACTTTGCTTCAGAAGCAATCAAGGGTGAGTCTGGAACATTAGGTATTTCATCCGCAGGTGAGACTAGATTAAGGTTGACAGGTATCACAACTGTTGGTGTTGGTAACACAGTTACTCTGTTTGATACTGATGGAACCACTCAATTAGGTACTGCTGTTGTTGCATCGTTTGATGGAACTTACTTAGGTGTAACTGGTAAGCAACTTGGATTTGAAGTTCTTAATGCTAGAACTGCGAAATCAGTAACATTCAATGATGATGCTCAGTTAGATACTACTGTTAAGAAATTTGGCACTGCATCACTTAAGTTAGATGGTGCTAATGATTCTATTAGCGTTCCTTCTAGTGGTGATCTTGGATTTGGTACAAACACAGACTTCACAATTGAATTCTGGGCATATGCTAATACAACTGGTCTTTCCAGTGCAACTCTCTTTGACTTAAGAGACAATGGCACTGATGCCGAAGGTCTAAGTCTTGCATTCCGTGCTGCAGGTGAAGTTGATCTAAGAGTCGGTACAACCACTGCTATTACTGGATCTGGTGCAGGTATTGCTACTGGAGTCTGGAAGCATTATGCAATAGCAAGAGAAGGTACAGACACAAGATTATTTGTTGATGGTACACAAAGAGGTATCAAGTTCTCTGACACTACCGATTATGGTTCATCTAAAGGTATTGTATTTGGTGCAGACTTTGATGGAGCAAGTAATAATGTAACAGGTTGGATTGATGAAGTAAAAATTGAAAAAGGTGTTGCAAAGTATACATCAAACTTCACTGCCCCTACATCTGCCCCAACAGGAGATAAAGATACAGTATTACTTTTACACTTTGATGGTTCTAGTGGTATCAAAACTACTACTGACGATGTAATCCGTAATCAGGATATTCGTATCACACAAGCAGGTGGTGGAATTGGAACTGCTACTAAGATAATTCTAGCAGATTACAGTCAGTTTGGTGCTGACATGCGTTCTGTCAGTTGTGCAGTTGAGTATGGTCAGAAGGGTGTTATTGCTGATGGTGATGGTGTTACTCTTAGAATGTTTGCATTGAACTTTAACCAAGTTGGTGCAGGTGGAGATATTACTAATGATCCTAACTTAGCAATACAAACAAATGAAGTTACTGAGGTAAACAACGGTGATGTATCTTATGTAAGTATTGACCAGAAAGGAGACTTTAGAGTTGGCGAGGCATTCTTTGTTGATCAAGAAAATGGTACAGTATCATTCTCACAACAAGTAACAAGTCTACAGGCACTATCTAATCTAACGATTACTGATGGTTCAAACAGCAGTCAGATTACACCTAACAGTGGTACATTTGGTAACATCCAAATAGCAGGAAATAATATAGAATCTACATCTGGTGATATTAACATTGACCCAGCTGGATCAGGAGACATCAACATTACTGGTGATGTAAATGTTTTAGGTATCTTAACTGCTACAGTTATTCAACTAGATGCATTCCAAAAAAATGATACTTCTATCGCTCTTGATGACTCTGGTTCTGATGGTACTATAAGATTTAATACTGACAATGTAGAGGCAGTAAGAATAGATGCTAGTCAAAAAGTTGGTATTTCAACTGCTGCACCTAGAGACAGATTAGATGTTTTAGATACTGCTAGATTTGAAAGAATCAATGCTACTGGTGTTGTAACCTTCAGCGATATTGCTGATGTTAATAACATTGATATTGTTGATGCTAAAATCGTAGCTGGTTTAGCAACTGATTTTGCAATAACAAATGCTAAGATTCAATCTGGTATTGTAACTGATATAGTAGGTACTGCTGCTACAATCACAACGATTGATACAAATAATCTTGATGCAGTCGATGCTAAGATCGCTACAGGTTTAGCAACTAACTTTACAGTTGGTCAAACAAGAGGCGATGGATCGTTAACAATCAATTCACCTGTTGGTCTTAATAGTCATACAGATATTCCTGACAATGTAGAAGTCAGAATTGGTGATAATACAGACTTTAAGATTTACCATCAAGATACCGATGCCTTTAACAATAGAGGACATGTTATTTTACAACATGCTAACGGTAATGAGACATTCTCTAGAGTACAAATAAGAAGTGATTACTTTAGTGTACAAACTGCTGCAGGTAGTAGTGATTTCTTAACTGTAGATGAGAAAACTCTAAAACTAATGTATGCAGATCCTGCTGCATCTGGTAGCGGTGATAGATTAATTGTCAGAGCATCTGGTACAGAGTTACTCGGTATTACATCATTCATAGACAATGGTGTTTACAAAGGAGAAGTTTCAATAGGAACTTCTATCACAGCAACAGCAGGTGTTATAACTGCAAATGCTGTAGATCTTGTTGATGCAGACATTCTTGATGCAAAAATTACTGCAGGTTTAGCAACTGATTTTGCAATAACAAACGCTAGGATTCAAACTGGTATTGCAACAGAAATGACCTTCGCAGGTTTCTCAACCTTCGTTGGTATAGCAACATTCCAACAAGATGTATTTGTTGCAGGTAACCTAAATGTTATTGGTGATGTTGTATATGATGAGATAGATGGTAGAAATATAAACATCAGTGGAATATCTACATTGAATAATGTAATTATAACAGGTGTTACAACAGTATCTGATATCAAAGGTTTTGGAACTCAAGTTGTAATTCAAGATAATGTACATGTTGTTGGATATGCCACATTCAAAAATGGTTTATACTATCGTTCTGATCAAGGTGGAAACAATGGCATAGGATATAGCGGTCCTAATGGCATGGCATACTTTGAAGATGATGGTAGATTGGTAAGTTCTGCAAGCACTGTAGGTTTCCTAACTACTTCTAACTTCGTTATGACAACAGATGCTTCGGGCATACCTAAGTGGACAAATAGCATTGATGGAGGAACCTTCTGATGGCAAAACCCAGTAGCAGAACAACTTTACAAGATTATGTTTTTAGGCAACTTGGTGCTCCTGTTTTAGAGATCAATGTTGCTGATGAACAGTTCGATGATCTTTTAGATGACTCTCTACAATATTTTTACGAGAGACATTTTGATGGGGTAGAAAAAGTATTATTAAAATACAAATTAACCAAAGAAGATATTGAAAGAGGTAGAGCAAGAGGTGGTACTTTTTCTACAGGAATTACAACCACAACAACTACCTCTGGAGATTTTGAAGAGAACTCAAATTATTTACAAGTTCCTGATTCTATTATTGGCATAGAAAGAGTTATGCAGTTTGATAGCAGTGGACTTAGTAATGGTATGTTTAATTTAAAATATCAATTGTTTTTAAATGATGTTGCATTTAATTTAGGTTACGATGGTCTTCTAAATTATTCTATGACAAAAACATATCTAGAAGATATTAATTTCTTGTTAACAACATCAACACAAATTAGATTTAATAAAAGAAATCAAAAATTGTATATAGATATTGATTGGGCATCTGCAACAGTAAATCATTTTGTGTTAATAGAATGTTATAGGATAATGGATCCTGCTAACTATAGTGGTGTTTATAATGATTCTTTTTTGAAAAGATATGTAGTTGCAAAAACCAAAAAACAATGGGGTCAAAACCTCATCAAATTCCAAGGAGTAAAATTGCCTGGCGGAACTGAATTAAACGGTAGACAAATTTATGAAGATGGTGACTTAGAGTTAAAAGAACTCGAAGCAAATATGCTATCTACTTATGAAGTTCCTGTACTTGACATGATTGGATAATGCCTGTTTCACCTTTTTTCCAACACGGTTCACCAGAAGAACAGAGATTAGTACAGTCTCTGGTAGATGAACATTTACATATGTTTGGAATTGATGTATATTATATTCCAAGAAAACAGATAGTTACTGATGATATTTTAGGTGAGGTTCAATCATCTAAATTTAATGATAATTATTTGATGGAAGCATACTTGAACAACTACGAAGGGTATGCAAAAGGTGCTGATATAATGTCAAAATTTGGTATTAATTTACAGAATGAAATTACACTAACAATATCTAGAGAAAGGTTTGAAGATTTTATAGCACCATTTCAATTTAATTCTACAAATTTACAAGGTGCACAGGATGGTGATTTGTTATTTGGCACAAGACCTAAAGAAGGAGACTTAATATTTTTTCCATTAGGAGAAAGATTGTTTGAAATAAAACATGTAGAACATGAAATGCCTTTCTTCCAATTAGGAAAAAATTACACCTATGAATTACAATGTGAACTCTTCCAGTTAGAAGACGAAATAATAGATACAAATGTTGCACAAATTGACACTCGATTAAGTGAAGAGGGAAATATAACAACAGTTGTTCTTGCAGGTATTGGTTCTACAGCAAAGGTATCTGTAGACACATTTGCACAGGCAGGAGCATTGCAGAAAATTACATTAAATGATGATGGATCTGGATATACGACTCCACCATCTGTTAGTGTAAGTCTATCACCTGCAGGTGTATCAGATGCTATGGGTCAGGCAGTTGCTATTACAACTCAAAAAGGTCTACTCAATGCAATAGATTTTGTTGCAATTACCAATCCTGGTTTTGCGTATGTTGAACCACCTACAATAGGATTTGGAACGCCAGGTGTAGGTGCTGCTGCAACTGCTACATTAACTAACACAGGTATTGGATCTATTAGAATTGCACAACCAGGTTCTAATTATGTTTCTCCACCTATTATAACTATACAACATCCATCAGAAGTTGGCATTGGAACTACAGGAACTGTAGGTATTAAAACAGGTCAAGTACAAGCAACTGCTGTAGGAATATTAAAAGGATCTGTTCTTTCTAGCATATTCTTAACCAATGCAGGTTCTGGATATGAGGGAATTCCAACTGTTTCAGTTACTTCTCCTCTAAGCACTGGAATAGGAACTTATCACCTTAATGAGAGAGTCGTTGGATCTCAATCTGGAACTGAAGCATTTGTACAAAGTTGGAACGAAACTACTAGAGAATTACAAATTACAATAAATACTGGTGATTTCAGAGCAGGAGAGTTCATAACTGGTACTGCATCATCTGCAAGATACCAAGTTCTTTCATATACTGATGACTTGAGTGATCATGCTGCAGGATCTGAATACAATATGAATGAAGAATTTGAAACTGCTGCTGATGCACTTTTAGACTTCACTGAATCTAATCCCTTTGGAGATGTATAATGTTAGGTACTTATTTCTACCATGAAATTATAAGAAAAACAATTATCGGTTTCGGTACATTGTTTAATGATATTCACATCAAACATGATGATAGATCTGGAGACACCATTAGTGATACTAAGGTTCCTTTGATATACGGTCCCAGACAAAAATTTCTAGCAAAGTTAGAACAACAGGCAGAGTTAACAAAAGCAGTTGCTATAACATTACCTAGAATGTCATTTGAAATGAATGGCATGTCATATGATCCTAGTAGAAAATCAAGTATTACTAGAACATTTAAAGCAGTAGATAGCACTAATCCTTCTAATAAAAAAGCAAAGAAAGTATATCTTCCTGTTCCTTATAATATTGGATTTGAATTGAATGTAATGACAAAATTAAATGATGATGCATTACAAATTGTAGAACAAATATTACCATTTTTTCAACCCGCATTTAACATTACGATAGATCTAGTATCTTCTATTGGAGAAAAAAGAGATATTCCTATCGTGTTAGAAAATATTAATTTTGAAGATGAGTATGAAGGTGACTTCTCAACTAGAAGAGTTTTGCTATATACCTTTAACTTCAATGCAAAAACTTATCTCTTCGGTCCTGTTGCAGATAGCACAGACGGTCTTATCAAGAAAGTTCAAGTTGATTACTATACAGAGACTGATACACGGGCAGCTAAGCGTGAGATGAGGTACACTGTTACCCCTGATCCTGCAGATGCAGGTCCCGAAGATGATTTTGGATTTAGTGAGAATACAACCATGTTCAGTGATTCTAAGATTTACAGTCCAACTCGTAGGGAGGATGTATAATGTCAAAACCAATAGATGACGCACTTAATACAACATCAGATCATGCTTATGTACAAAAGTTTAATAAGCACAAAGATGTACCTGAGAAAAAAGATCATGGAATAGAAATAGATAAAGACTATCAATACTCCAGAGCACAGTTATACAACTTAATAGAGAAAGGTCAAGAGACTCTTAATGGTATAATGGATGTAGCAAATGAATCTGGATCTCCTAGAGCATATGAAGTAGCAGGACAAGTATTAAAGTCTACTGCTGACATTGCAGACAAACTAATGGATCTACAAAAAAAGGTAAAAGAAATTGACGAAACTAAAAATAAAACTACAAATAATGTTACTAATAATGCTATATTCACTGGTAGCACTGCGGAGCTTCAAAAACTCATTAAACAAGGATTTTTAGATACTAAATAAAGCTAGAATACAAAACTCTATGGCAGAAGAATCAAAGAGTATTCTTGGTAAAATCAAGGACAAAGTGCTTCCTGATGAAGATGAACAAGCTGCTATTATTAGTACATTTGTTCGCCTAGGTGTATTGATTTGGTCTGGTGGAATCTTGACATTAAATTATGTTGCCTTACCAGGCGTACCACAACAAAAAATAGATCCAACTTTCATAGCTTCGGTTTTTACTGGGGTGCTAGCTAGCTTCGGAATCCAAACCGCATCTAAGAAAGGTGATGGTACTATGAAAATGACAGGCGGGGGCAGTGGTCCTGGCGGTCAAATATCTAAGGATGATATGGAAAGGTTGATTGAGAAAGCAACTCAAGCAGCACCTGCACAAACAATTAGAATTGAGCAAGCACCATTGGTGTTAAATCCAGTTCCTCCTACTGACAAAAAACAATCTTAAATTAAAATCATGCAAAAACTTGTTAATCTTATCGCTCTTGGCAGTGGTATAGTGTCTCTATCAGTCGTTGGACTTGGTGGCTATGTTTATCTTAGAAAAGATGCTATAATAGAAGATGTAAAAAGTAAGGTAATTGAATCTGTTTTACCTAGTTTACCTCTACCTGGTTTACCTGGCGGAGCTGGAGCAAAAGGCACTGGAGGATTAGGAGGAATAGAACTACCTAAGTTCTAATGTTCAGTTATAATGTAGTTTCGCCACCCGTTTCTGGATGGTTGGAAGTCTCTTTAGATCCAGAGGTAATAGACTACCTCTGGGAAATTGAGAGAGTGTCAAACACATCCGTAAAAAACACACTGGCAGGTAATATAACAGAAAGTAAAAATCTCATCGACAAAGATGATTGGTTTTTTAAAAATGTATTACTTGATTGTGCTAGAAATTACAAACAAGAATTTCCATATACAATTAAAAAACCAGATACAATATCTGATGGAAATTTAGTATTGAATGGGTTTTGGGTAAACTATCAGAGACAACATGAATTTAATCCCATGCATGATCATGGTGGTGCATATTCATTTGTTATCTGGTTAACTATTCCTACACAATCTCAGGAGCAACACAACTTAGCATTCCTAAAAGGAATGAATAATGCTTGTGCTTCTAATTTTGAAATGGCATACCTCAACACAACAGGTGAGCTAAAACATTATCCATATTATATGGATCCTGACAAAGAAGGAAAAATGTTATTTTTTCCATCAACCATGAAACATGCAGTGCACCCGTTTTATGATTGTGAAAAAGAAAGGATCTCTATATCTGGTAACTTATATTATACATAGTAAGTCTATTTTAATCACATGCAACTTTCAGACAAAACTCAACAACTTGTAGATAATTTTGCCAAGTGGGATAAGAAAAAAATCGCTTGGTTTCAGAAAAAATTTAATCTAACTGATTATCAAATAAATTGGATCGCTTTCCTTAAAGGTTTTATTATTGGTGCAATCATTCTTTAATGAATACAATTGATACGGTAACTGTCAAAAAAGAGTTACCAATTTTTAGTGTTGTTTTACCTGAGTTAGATATTGCTGAGGTAATAGAAGATTATAAAAAATTATATCCAGAAGATTATAATAAACAATTACCAAACGCACCCGTAAGATCTTCGTGGAGAAGTAATATGTGGGCGATGGATTATCCTAAGTTACAATCTTTTGTTAGCATAGTTACAAAGGTATGCGAAACAGTTGGTCGTGATTATTTTCACATGAGATCAGATACAAGATTTGAATGTAATAATTTGTGGATGATGAAATATAAAAAAGGTGATTTTGCAAAACCTCATAACCATTTTCCAAACGATTTATCATGTGTTTACTATGCTAAGGTAGATAAAGATTGTGCACCTATAATTTTTGAAAATGATATAGAAATAAAACCAAAGAATAATTTATTAATTATTTTTCCTTCTTTACTCTTACATGAAGTTCCATTAACAAATGGTCAGAGGACTGCAATATCAATGAATTTCAGAGCAAATTAAGTCGATACATAATAATAGTTAATAGTAATCATTAGCGTATGTTATCGACTCAGTATCGTCTTCGTCTTGAAGGTATTTGTAAAGCAATCGCTGCAGGACAAGAAGTAGATCTAACAGACATGATCTGGGCGGAAAAATTATCTAAAGCAAATACAAGTGCTAGAGGTATGTTACAAAAAGCAAGAAGAATGAGTACGGATCCTACAGATTCTTTTCTGAATAACTTGAATATTGGTGACCCCGATTCAAGTAATCATAAAAGGGGTTTCGGATCACCAGAGGACATAGCAGATTGGTTTCACCAAGATCGCAGTGATGACTGGAGGCAAAGAGATTGATTGTCCATAGCGTCAACATTATGGTGCTTATCCTAGTGATAGCAGTAACTGTGGTTATTGCATATATAATGAAGATGGCATATGACGAAATGGATGGCTGATCAAGATGTATATCTTGGTAATCCGAATCTAAAAAAAGCAAATACAACAACTGAGTTTACTGCAAAACAGATTCAAGAATTTATCAAGTGTAAAAAAGATCCAATATATTTTGCAAAGAACTATATTAAGATAGTTTCTTTGGACTTGGGTTTGACTGGATTCAATATGTATGATTTTCAAGAGAAGTTAATCAGGAATTTTCATGAGTCTAGATTCAACATCTGCAAGATGCCCCGACAAACGGGGAAGTCAACAACTGCGGTTGCTTATCTTTTGCATTATATTGTTTTCAACGATAGTGTTAATGTGGGGATCCTTGCTAATAAGGCTGCAACCGCTAGGGAACTATTAGGTAGATTACAGACTGCCTACGAGAACTTGCCAAAATGGATGCAGCAAGGTATATTGTCATGGAACAAAGGATCAATGGAGTTAGAAAATGGATCTAAAATACTTGCAGCATCTACCTCTGCATCTGCAGTTAGAGGTATGTCTTTCAACATTATTTTTCTGGATGAGTTTGCCTTTGTACCTAATCATATTGCTGAGGCATTCTTCAGCTCAGTATATCCTACTATCACTTCTGGTAAATCAACAAAAGTCATAATGGTTTCTACCCCATGTGGTATGAATCATTTTTATAGGTATTGGCACGACGCACAAAGAGGGAAAAACGAATATACTGCAACTGAGGTTCACTGGTCTGAAGTGCCAGGTAGAGATGAGGCATGGAAAGAACAAACTATAAAAAACACTTCAGAACAACAATTCAAAGTTGAGTTTGAATGTGAGTTCTTAGGATCTGTTGACACTTTGATAAGTGTAACTAAACTTAGAAACCTTGTATTTGAAGATCCTTTAATCAATAATCATAAAGGGTTACTAGTATACGAACATCCTGTCAAAGGTAATGATTATATTATTACTGTGGACACTGCTAGAGGAATTGATCATGACTCATCAGCGTTTATAGTATTTGATATAACGACATATCCATATAAAACTGTAGCAAGATATAAGAACAGCGAAATAAAACCTATGCTGTTTCCTAATATTATACACGATACTGCAAGAGCATACAATGAAGCATATGTTCTAGTAGAAATTAATGACATAGGAGAACAGGTTGCAAGTATCATGCAATATGATTTGGAGTATGAGAATATGTTAATGTGTGCTATGAGAGGTAGAAATGGTCAACAAGTAGGATCAGGGTTTTCTGGTAGCAAAACACAAATGGGTGTCAGAATGACACAGGCAGTCAAAAAGTTAGGGTGTTCTAACTTGAAAACTTTGATGGAAGATGATAAAATAGTAACAAATGATTACGATATCATTGCTGAACTTACCACCTTTGTTCAGAAGAAACAATCATGGGAGGCAGAAGATGGTTGCCATGATGACCTTGCTATGTGTCTCGTTATCTTTGCATGGTTAGTTGCACAAGATTATTTTAAAGAGATGACAGATACGGATGTTCGTAAGAGGATCTATGAAGAGCAAAAGAATCAAATTGAGCAAGACATGGCTCCATTCGGTTTTATATTGGATGGTGTTGATGACGATGATGAGTTTGTTGATGAATCTGGAGACAGGTGGTTTAAAGCAGATGAATATGGTGATCGGTCTTACATGTGGGAGTACAGATGAAGGTAGTTCTTGTTAGTGGTGGATTTGATCCGATTCACAGTGGACACATTGCACACTTTAAAGCAGCGAAAGAATTAGGAGATATCTTGATTGTAGGTTGCAATTCTGATCAGTGGTTAACTAGAAAGAAAGGAAAACCTTTTATGCCAATCAGAGAAAGAATGTGTATTATAAGAGAGTTGGCATGTGTAGATAGTGTTGTAAGATTCAATGATGATACAGATAGTTCTATAGATCTTATAAACAAAACATTAGTATTATTTGACAATGTTATATTTGCAAATGGTGGTGATCGCACAAAAGATAATATTCCAGAGATGGATGCTTTTGATAAAGATCCTAGAGTTTCATTTGCATTTGGTGTTGGAGGTGACGACAAGAAAAACTCTAGTAGTTGGATCCTATCACAATGGACATAGAATCTCAGTTTAGTCATAGTGACTTATTACTGACAGAAAGAAAGTGTAGAATATGTAAGATAACAAAAAATTTAATAGAAGATTATTATATCACACACAAAAATAGTACACATCTAAAATCGTCTTATTCATACGAATGTAAAAAATGTACTATAGAAAGAATTAGAAATTCTAGAAGAAAAAAGAACGAATCTAAACCAGATCTATATCCTGACTGGTAGAGTGTTCATGCGATGTTTCCCCGATCAAAAGGTTGCAAATAATAAATAATCATAGACAAATTTGGAATCTATAGGGGAAAAACAGATGCCACTAAATTTAGCATCTCCTGGTATTGTTGTAAGAGAAGTTGATCTAACCAACGGTAGAGTTGATGCAACATCGACAAAGACTGGTGGACTAGCTGCTCCTTTTGCAAAAGGACCTGTGGAGAGTCCTCAGCTCATAGAGACTGAAGCAGACCTACTTGATACTTTCGGACAACCTTATCCAAAGGATAGTCATTTTGAGTACTGGTTAACTGCCTCATCTTATCTCGCATACGGTGGTGTGATGAGAGTAGTTCGTGCTGATGACGAAGAATTAAAAAACGGTTTTGTAGGTACTGCAAACAGCGTAAAGATAAAAAGTCCCGAAGACTACACAAACAGTGGGTATAACGAAAACACCATTGCAGGTGTTACATATGCTGCTAAGAATCCTGGTTCGTGGTCAAACGGAATTAAGGTTTGCACTATTGACTCATTCGGAGATCAAATATTAAGTGGTATCCAAACTAAAGATGTACTAGGATTCGGTTCAACCGTTACTCCTATTGCTCCAATCGACTTACAAGTTGGTTATGCAGTTACCCAAATGGTTCCTGCTAACACAGTTATTGCAGGTGCAGGTTCTACTAGCGTACTAGACGGATACTTTAAAGGACAAATTACTGAGGTTGGTAACGCATCAATTACAGTTAAACTTCTTACACATGTATCAGCAGGTGGAACTGAGACTGCTGTTGATTATCAACCAGGCGGTATTTACAACTTCTCTGAGACTGGAAACTTAGGTATCCACACAGGAGAAGTAAGAAGATACGGTTCATGGCAAGGATTATCATCTGGTGTATACAGTGGTGTAACAACATACACTAACTCAGTAGACTGGTTTGATCAACAAGAAATTACACTAGCAAGTGGTGTTAAAGTTAAGTGGAATCAAATCGCTGACAAACCTGGCACATCTGCCTATGCGTCAGTTAGAAACTCTAGATTTGATGAGTTACATGTTGTGCTTTATGATGATAAGGGCACAATCACAGGTAACGCAGGATCAATACTAGAGAAATTTACAAATGTCTCTAAGGCAAAGGATTCACAATTCTCAGCAGGTTCTTCATCATACTGGAGAAAAGTTATTGAGATTGGATCTAGCAACATCTTTGCAGGTGGTGCACCCGCAGGAATCACTACAACTGGATTCTCAGAAGACGGTTGGGATGTATTTGGTGACGGTGGTTGGGATCAGGATGCTGAAAACATTACATTCAGTTCTATCGGTAACTTCAGTGCCACATTAGAAGGTGGTTTAAACTACAACGGAATTGGCACAATCACTGAGCAAAATGCTCTTAACTTAGACATCGGTGCACTTTCTGAGGCATACGATTTCTTACGCAACCCAGAAGAGATAGATGTTGACTTCTTACTCTTAGGTTCTGCTAATCACGGTAAAAATGAAACTCAAGCATTATCAAATAAGTTGATTGAAATTGCTGAGTTTAGAAAGGATGCTATTGCATTCCTATCACCTTGGAGGGGTTCATTCCTAAGTCCATCTGGAAATGGTGAATCACTTCAGTTGAAACCAGATACAGTAACCGACAATATAGTTGCTTACTACTCACCAATCACATCAAGTTCTTATGCGGTTCTTGATAGTGGTTACAAGTACATGTATGACAGGTTCAACCAACAGTTCAGATATGTCCCAATGAACGGTGACATAGCAGGTACATGTGCTAGAAACGATATCAACCAGTTCCCTTGGTTCTCACCAGGCGGTACTGCTAGAGGATCAATCTTAAATGCTGTCAAACTAGCATACACACCTAACAAGGTTCATAGAGATAAATTATACTCTAATAGAATCAACCCAATCATTACTGCACCTGGTGCAGGTATCATCCTATTCGGTGATAAGACTGGACTAGGTAGAGCATCTGCATTCGATCGTATCAATGTTCGTAGATTGTTTATCTTTATAGAGAAAGCAATCGCAGCTGCTGCTAAGGACATACTATTTGAATTCAACGATGAGATCACAAGGATTAACTTCATCAATATTGTTGAACCATTCCTTCGTGATGTACAGTCCAAGCGTGGTATTCAAGACTTCATCGTTATCTGCGATGAGACAAATAATACTCCTGCTATCATAGATAGTAACGAGTTCGTTGCTGATGTATACATCAAGCCAGCAAGATCTATTAACTTCATCGGTCTAACCTTCGTGGCAACACGAACAGGTGTTTCCTTTGACGAGGTTATTGGACAAGTTTAATTAACTCACTTTAGGTAAGACTAATGGCAATCAATTCCCAAAATCCTCCAAAGACTTCGGATCGAACTATTGATAAGTTCAAGTCGAGGTTAACGGGTGGTATTGCAAGACCTAATCTGTTTGAGGTGGTTCTTGCATTCCCTGATGGTGCTGTAGACGAGTCAGTAGCAGACATAGATCCTAAATCTAGGTTCCTTGTCAAAGCTGCTGCACTTCCTGCATCAAACATCGCTCCTATAACTGTTCCTTTTAGAGGTAGACAGTTAAAAATCGCAGGTGATAGAACATTCGATGAATGGCAGATCACTGTAATTAACGATACAGACTTCGCAATCAGAGGTTCTTTCGAGAGATGGATGAACTCCATGTCCAAAGTATCTGACAATGCAGGTAATATCAACCCAGAAGATTATACCAAAGATGCCTATGTTTATCAACTAGGCAGATCTCCAGTAGATTCTCAATCACAAACATCAAGTGAGAATATGCCAATACTTAGAACTTATAAGTTCTATAGCGTATTCCCAACACAGGTATCACAGATTGATCTATCCTACGATTCTTCAGACGCAGTTGAAGAATTTACTGTAACATTACAGGTACAGTGGTGGGAAGCAGCAGGTCAAGGTGGTGATGTTGCTTGATTTATGGTATAATAAATAGAAAGGTATAAGAATATCTCTCTATAATGGCACGGTTGTTTGGTTTTAGTATTGAAGATAACGACGACCTTCCTAAAGGTGTAGTTTCCCCCATTCCTCAAACTGGTGAGGATGGGGTTGACTACTTTATACAGTCTGGTTTTTCTAGTCAAGTTATTGATCTAGAAGGTATCTACAAGAACGAACATCAGGCAATTAGGAAGTATCGTGAAATGGCATTGCATCCAGAAGTGGACAATGCGGTAGAAGACATAGTTAACGAAGCAATTGTTTCAGATACGAATGATTCTCCAGTAGAAATTGATCTAGATAACCTCAATGCATCTGACGGTATCAAAGATAGAATTAGAGAAGAGTTTAAACATATAAAAGATTTACTAGATTTTGATACTAAAGCACACGAGATTTTTAGAAACTGGTATATTGATGGTAGAATATATTACAACAAAGTAATTGATATAAAAAATCCTGCAGATGGTATACAGGAATTAAGATACATTGACGCAATGAAAATGCGTTATGTAAGAAAAGAACAAAAGAAAAAAGATGATAAATCTAACCTGTTTAATACAGGTAATGTACATGAGTCTGAAAAATTATATTTTCCACAGATAGAAGAGTATTTCATGTATACTCCAGAACCACGCTATCCTACTAACATGGCGATGGGTGGTGCAGGTACATCCATGAAAGGTATAAAATTAGCAAAAGATTCTATTGTATATTGTACCTCTGGTTTAGTAGATAGAAACAAAGGAACTGTATTATCATACTTACAAAAAGCAATCAAGTCACTCAATCAACTTAGAATGATTGAAGATAGTCTTGTAATATACAGATTATCAAGAGCACCTGAGAGAAGAATATTTTATATTGATGTTGGTAATCTTCCTAAGATAAAGGCAGAACAATATCTTCGTGATGTCATGTCTCGTTATAGAAATAAATTAGTCTATGACTCAGCATCTGGTGAGGTAAGAGATGATAAAAAATATATGTCTATGTTAGAAGATTTCTGGTTACCTCGTAGAGAAGGTGGTAGAGGAACTGAGATCACAACATTACCAGGCGGACAAAACCTTGGAGAACTTGCGGACATCGAGTATTTCCAATCTAAATTATACAGATCACTAGGAGTTCCTGAGTCAAGAATTGCGGGATCTGGTGATGGATTTAATTTAGGTAGATCATCAGAGATACTAAGAGATGAACTTAAGTTTAGTAAGTTCGTTGGTAGATTGCGTAAGCGTTTTGGTAAGATATTTTTAGATCTTCTAAGAACACAATTACTTCTTAAAAATATTGTGACTCCCGAAGATTGGGAGATCATGTCAGAACACATCCAGTTTGACTTTATCTATGATAATCATTTTGCAGAATTAAAAGATAAAGAATTGATGGAGGGTCGTTTAGGTTTACTTGGTATGGTTGAACCTTATGTCGGTAGATATTATTCTACAGAGTATGTTAGAAGAAATGTATTGCGACAAAAGGACGCAGAAATTGTAGAAATAGATGAGCAAATAGAAGAGGAAATTGCTAACGGTGTAATACCTGATCCAAACCAACAAATGTTGGAATTTGAGCAACAGGCAATGGGTGATCCTATGCAACAAATGGGTGGTGAAGAAGGTGCTCCTGCACCGCAACCGCAGAATATGCCTAAACCCAACGAAGGCGAGATATAAATAACATTATCAGTATAATAAATTATGATGGAAGAACTCGTCAATATGATCGCAACAGATGCGTCTGCTGCCGACATTAGTGATCAAATCAAAGATATTCTTTACGCAAAATCTGCAGAAAGAATAGATGGTTTGCGTCCATATGCTTCTAATGATCTGTTTGGTAACTTACAGGAACCAGAAGTAGAAGCTGAGATGGAAACTGAAGTCGAAGATCAACCCGAAGAGGAAGGAACTAATGACTAGATTATTACCTCTAGCACAAAAAGCAGCACTATCGACAGGTAGTGGTCAGGCAACAGATGTTGATAAAGCAACTGTGGTTAGAGTGGTAGCAACTGCAGGTAATGCGGTGGTAATTCGCACAGATTCTAGCGGTAATATCATTGGTTCTTTTACTCAACTAAACAACACATCTGAGTTGGTTGAGAAAAATGCTTCGGACAAAATCTATGTAACAGGCAACGCTGTTGAAGTTGCTAAGGTAGGATTTACTAACTAAACCAATGAAGTTAATCACAGAACAGATAGATGATGTAGAAGTTATCGTTGAAAATAGAAACGGTAAAAAATCTATGTTTATTGAAGGTATCTTTTTACAAGGAGATATCAAAAACCGCAACGGTCGAATGTATCCAATGGAAACTCTACGCAGAGAAGTCGGAAGATACAATGAAGCATTTGTGGAATCTGGTCGTGCAGTTGGCGAACTTGGTCACCCAGAAGGTCCTACAGTCAACCTCGATCGTGTCTCGCATAAAATTGTTTCACTTAAAGAAAGTGGATCTAATTATGTGGGTAAAGCAAAAATTCTATCTACTCCTATGGGTAAGATAGCACAAAACTTGATTGACGAGGGAGTAAAACTTGGAGTTTCCTCTCGTGGTCTTGGCACATTGTCAACAAACAATGAGGGAGTAAAAATTGTTTCTGACGACTTTACTCTTGCTACTGCTGCTGATATCGTTGCTGATCCTTCTGCCCCTGATGCTTTCGTTCAAGGAATAATGGAAGGAAAAGACTGGGTTTGGGATGGCGGTGTTGTCAGAGAACAACTCGCAAGAAAAACTTACAGACAAGTAAACACTCTTGTAGATAATAAACAACTTGAAGAAAACAAGTTAGGACTGTTCCAACAGTTCTTATCAAATCTATAAGATCACTAAATAAATACAGATTAACTAAGATCTATTCGGAGAACATCGGAAATGGCCGCTAAGGAATTAAACGAAATGGACAATCCTGTAACAAGGGGTGCGAAAGCTGGCGATCCTATGAAGAAAGTTGACGACTCCACATCACCTGGAGCATCAGCATCTTATGAGGATCTCGGAGGACCTACACCTCAGAACTACAAGTCCACAGATAACTCTGCTGCACTTAAAGCAGCATCAGTTAAGACGGTAAAAGATATCGTCAATAAAGGTGCAAAACCTGCACAAGGAATGCAGTCTATAGGAACAGAAGTCCTAAAGCAAGGTGACAATGTTGACGCAGATGAGTCTGCTGAAGTTGTTGCTGAAAACCCTGATACAGAGGAAACCACAGTGAACGAAGAGGAAGCACCTACAATCAATGTAGAAGAAGACCTTAATGCGTTATTCGGTGGTGAGGAACTTTCAGAAGAATTCCAAGAAAAAGCTAAAACAATTTTTGAAGCTGCGGTAACCGCAAAGGTTAACGAAATTCAAGAAGCGATGACCGAAGAATACGAGAAGACTTTAACAGAGCACCTAGAGGGTGTTAAGTCTGAGTTAATTGAGCGTACAGATGCATACCTTGAGTATGTGTCCGATGAGTGGCTCAAAGAAAATGCGATTGAAGTCGAGCATGGTCTTAAGACCGAAATGACTGAATCATTCCTTCAAGGTATGAAGGGACTTTTTGAAGATCATTATGTATCAATCCCTGACGATAAATATGATGTGCTAGAAAGCATGGTAAATAAACTTGATGATATGGAAGGCAAGCTCAATGAGCAGATAGAGAAAAACATCTCTCTCAACCAGAGACTCGGAGAATCTACAGCAGATGGTATTTTCAGTGAAGTATCCGAAGGACTGGCAGAGACACAAAAGGAGAAGTTAAGATCTCTAGCTGAAGGAATAGAGTTTGAGGGTGAAGAAGCTTACCGTGAGAAAGTTATTACACTAAGAGAATCTTATTTCCCAAGTAATAACAAGTCAAAGGTTTCAAGCAATAAATCCGAAACCATTTCGGAAGGTATAGCAAACGATGATCCTAGCGTAGATAACTCTGCTGCTATGAATTCATACTTATCTGCCCTAAGTTTGGGTAATAACAAATAACAATTTCCACAAATTCAATTCTAAAGTACAATGTACAATGCCGAAAAGATTATGGAAAAGTGGGCTCCTCTGCTAGATGCAGATGGAGTAGATCCTATTAAGGACGCTCACCGCAGATCCGTAACCGCAGTTCTTTTAGAGAACCAAGAAAAGTTTTTAGCAGAGCAATCTGCATTTGAGAACGGAACCTCAATGCTAACTGAGGCAGCACCTACCAACTCTGGTAATGCTGTTGGTGCATCAGGTGGTTTCAGTGGTACAGCAACCGCTTCAGGTCCTGTAGCAGGTTTCGACCCAGTTCTTATCAGTTTAATCCGTCGTTCAATGCCTAACCTCGTAGCATACGAGTTAGCAGGTGTTCAACCAATGAACGGACCTACTGGTTTGATCTTCGCAATGAGATCTAGATTTACAAATCAGTCTGGGGACGAAGCATTCTTCAACGAACCAGAATCAGCATTCTCTGCTAACAAGGCAGGAACCAACATTGGTCAGGCAACTCAAGGTAACTATACTGCAGAGACTGGCGACGATGGTACAGTTGGTTTCGGTTCTACTGGTACACAGAGAGGAACAAACCCTGCAATCCTTGAGAACAACGCTTCTGATGCTGTACAAGCACAGTACTCAGTTGGTCAAGGTATGGCAACTGGAGACTCTGAAGCATTAGGCGATGGAGTTAACGGTGACTTCAACGAGATGGCATTCAGCATCGAGAAAGTTACTGTTACTGCTAAGTCTAGAGCACTAAAAGCAGAGTACAGTTTGGAACTTGCTCAAGACCTTAAGGCAATCCACGGATTGAACGCTGAGGCAGAGTTAGCAAACATACTTTCTTCAGAGATCCTTGCTGAAATTAACAGAGAAGTTATCAGAACTATCTACAAAACTGCTGAAGCAGGTTCACAGGTCAATGTTGCAAACAACGGTTTCTTTAACCTAGATGTTGACTCCAATGGTAGATGGTCAGTTGAGAAGTTCAAAGGACTTCTGTTCAATATCGAAAGAGATGCCAACAGAATCGCACAGAGAACTCGTCGTGGCAAAGGAAACATCATCCTAACTTCAGCTGATGTTGCTTCCGCACTAACAATGGCAGGTGTACTTGATTACACTCCTGCACTTAATGCTAACCTACAAGTTGATGACACAGGCAATACATTTGCAGGTACAATCAACGGTAAGTACAGAGTGTACATTGACCCATTCTCAGCAAACAGTGCTGCTAACCAGTACTATGTTGTTGGATACAAAGGTACATCACCTTACGACGCAGGATTATTCTACTGCCCATATGTACCACTACAGATGGTAAGAGCAGTTGGGGAGAACAGTTTCCAACCTAAAATTGGTTTCAAGACAAGATACGGTCTTGTTTCAAACCCATTCGCAGAAGGAACCACACAAGGTCTTGGTAGAATTACTTCTAACAGTAACAGATACTACCAGAGAACTGTTGTTCAGAACCTCATGTAAGACAAATAAATATATTTGTCCATACGGAATAGACAAAAAGACTCCTTCGGGGGTCTTTTTTTGTCTTGAAATATAAATACAAACATCTATTAAGAAATGTTATGGATGATGACAGAGACTTGTTAGAGGAATTAAAAGAGGTGATAGCACAAGGACCTGTTATCTTTACTCCAGACGAGGAATTTATTGAAAAAATAAACGATAAAAAAGAGGACTAAATAACAGTAGGAAAGAACTGTTTGAATGACTAATTCCTTTTACGACAAACAAATAAAGAATAGGAATTTTCTGTCTCCATCAGGGTTTCAGTTCAATCTTGCTAAAGCACCAAAGGTAGATTTTTTCTCTAACTCTACAAGAATACCTGGCATACAGTTGGGTAATATTGATGTAGGAAATTATCTAAAAGTTGTTCCTGTACCAGGTGATCAAATACAATTTGAAGATCTTACTCTACAATTTTTGGTAGATGAAAATCTAGAAAATTATCTAGAGATTCATAATTGGATCTATGCATTAGGTTATCCTAAATCAGTTGATCAATTTATAACTTTAGCAAAAGATAGAGAAACTTCAGAGATAGATAACTTGAAGCAATTTAGTGATGGCACTCTTACTGTATTGAACAGTAATTTTAACCCAATGGCATATGTCAAATTTAGTGACATGTTTCCAATATCACTATCTACATTGGAGTTTACAGCAGGTGATTCTGATTACTCTTATTTTACAGCAACAGTTACATTCAAATATTTGATCTATGAAATCCTAGACACAAACTTTAGGGTGCGAACTACATCTATTAATTCACGATGAATCTTGAAACTATACAAAGTATGTGGGAAACTGACTCACAGATTGATCAATTCAAAATACACGACGAAGCAGCAAAGATCCCAATGTTACACGCAAAGTATTGGGATGTTTACAATGCTCTAAAGTTATTAAAAGAGAAAGCAATATCACAAGAGTCTAAGGTTAGACTAGAAAGACACAACTATTACACAGGAAAATCTGACCCCTCAGTGTATCAGGCCGAACCTTTTCCATATAAAGTAAGAGAGAAAGATTCGGTAAAAAGGTACATGGATGCTGATGACAAGGTACAGACCATAACGCTGAAGATAAAATATTACGATGTAATGTTAACATACTTGGAAGATATTATCAAACAGATTAATAGCAGAGGGTTTCAATTAAAAAACATTATTGATTGGCAAAAACTATCAGGATGATGTCAGACATTATTATCTCAAAAAAGAATGAAGTCTATTTAAAGATTGTATCAGAACCTCATGTTGCTCATGAGTTGTCTGACCAATTTACATTTGATATACCTGGTGCAAAATACATGCCACAGTATAGGAAAAGACATTGGGATGGTAAGATAAGATTATTTAATTTACAAAAGGGAGAAATATATGTTGGATTACTTGACAAGATAGTATCGTTTTGTAAGAATCATAATTACGATTATAAATTTGAAGACAGTAAGTTCTATGGTACTCCATTTGAAGTCAATGATATGATTTCTATGGAGGGTGTCAAAGATTATATGAATGCTATATCTAAGATTCCTCCAAGAACTTATCAAATTGAGGGAGTATACGATGCTCTACGACACAATAGAAGACTATTGATAAGCCCAACAGCCTCTGGCAAATCGTTGATGATTTACTCATTAGTGAGGTACTTCGCAGAGCAAAAGAAAAAGACTCTGATAGTTGTTCCAACGACATCTCTGGTAGAGCAGATGCATAAGGACTTCGTATCCTATGGTTGGGATGCTGATACATATTGTTCTAAAATTTATGCGGGTCGTGAAAAAGAAGTAGATACTCCTGTTGTTATTACTACCTGGCAATCTATCTATAAACTTCCTAAGATATACTTTGAGAAGTTTGAAGTTGTTGTTGGTGATGAAGCACATCAGTTTAAATCAGCGTCGCTCGTAAAAATTATGACTAAACTTCATCAAGCAAAGTATCGTTATGGTTTTACTGGGACACTAGATGGTACACAGACACATAAACTTGTGTTAGAAGGACTGTTCGGACCTTCATATAAGACAGTTAAGACACATGAATTGATGGAAAAGGGATATCTTGCTAAGTTAAATGCTAAAATTATACTGTTAAAACATCCTATGAGTGGTAAAGTATGTTTTGATACCTATGAGGAAGAGATACAATACCTTATATCGCATGAAAAAAGAAATAAATTCATTAAAAATTTAGCATTAGATCTTAAAGGTAACACTTTAATATTATATTCTAGGGTAGAAACCCACGGTCAGATCATATACGATCTCATAAATACTGATGATCGTAAAACATTCTTCATTCACGGGGGAGTAGATGTTGAAGATCGAGAACAAGTTCGTGAGATAACAGAGAAAGAAACAAATGCGATCATTGTTGCCTCTTATGGCACTTTTTCTACAGGAATTAACATTAAGAACTTACATAATGTCATCTTTGCATCTCCTAGCAAGAGTAGAATACGCAATTTACAGAGCATTGGTAGGGTTCTAAGAAAAGGATCTAATAAATTTAAAGCAACTCTGTATGATATTGCAGACGATTGCACAGTGACTTTACCAAATACAGAGACAAAAAGAAATTATACGCTGAATCATTTGGTAGAAAGAATTAAAATATATAATGAAGAACACTTTAATTATGATCTTGTACGAGTATCGTTAAGGGATAAAAAATGAAAAAAGAAGATTCCTACTTTGTTTTTAAATTAGTTTCTGGAGAAGAAATTATTGCAACAACCACTATGGATGACAGTGGTGTAGAACCTTGTTTCTTTATTGCCGAACCGCTAAAAGTAGAGTTGACTCATAAAGGTACAAGCACATTAGTTAGATTAGTTCCTTGGATAACTATTCCAGAGGATGATGAAATATATCGTTTGTCATTTGATAAAATTATTACCCTAAAAGAATTGGATAAAGATCATGAGATGGTAGCAGCATATGAGCATTATAACTTAGGAAGAAAATCCACGACCGCCAACCGTGTAGAACCTACTCCTAAAATGGGTTCATTAGGTAATGTAGATACTGCTAGAGTGTCTTTAGAAAAAATATTTGCTATAGATAAACCTGGAATATCAACTACAGTATGATCTTGAAACGCCTACAAGGCTATTGTACATACATTTTGCATTGTTGTCAAGCTGTGTTATAATATACACAGAAAGGAGCATTAAATGCCTCGCAAAAGATCAGATCATTATGTGAATAACAAGGAATTGTTAGAAGCAATGATTGTATATCGTAATAAATGTGCTATCGCAGAAGAGAAGGGCATCGACCCACCTCCCATAAGTAACTACCTTGGTGAGTGTTTTCTTAAGATAGCAACCCATCTTTCATATAAACCAAACTTTGTAAACTATATGTTTAGAGAGGACATGATAGGTGATGGTATAGAAAATTGCGTACAATACATTCATAATTTCAATCCTGAGAAGTCTTCTAATCCATTTGCATACTTTACACAGATAATCTATTATGCGTTTCTCAGACGCATACAGAAGGAAAAGAAACAACTTGAGATAAAAACCAAGATAATAGAAAGAACAGGATACGATCAGGTCATGGTTGTTGAGGAGGGTGCAGGTGGCACTAGTTCTGATTATAATACAATTAAAGATAATATTCAATACAAAAACACCAATAGATGAAACTAACCCAAGAGTTGATTGACCAGATTCAAGAAGCATTGAATCATACTAAAAAAGATGGAACTGTAAATTGGCAGGATGGCGATGAGATTGAAGTCAGTGTAGCAGGTACATTTGCTGCTGACAGATTTATTGTCATACAGAATAGATCTAAAAAACCTTGGGAACCATCTGTGAATAGTAGTCACCATCCTGACTATGATCCTAAACCTGCAGAGGAGTTCTATAAGAAATGGCCTCAACTTACACAACCACCATATAATAAATCATGAAGGTTGCCATTATTACTGATCAACATTTCGGTATGCGAAAAGGCAACCGAATATTTCACGATTACTTTCAAAAGTTTTACGACGATGTATTCTTCCCGACGCTCGAAAAAGAAGGTATCAAAACAGTTATCGACATGGGCGATACTTTCGACAATCGCAGAACAATTGATCTCTGGTCTTTGGAATGGTCAAAAAAGAATTACTTCGATCGTTTGCGTGATATGGGAATCACTGTGTATTCTATCGTGGGTAATCATACTGCCTACTACAAAAACAATAACTCAGTTAATTCTATCGAGCTTTTATTACGAGAGTATTCTAATATCATCACTATCCCTGATTACGCAGAGTATACGATTGGCGACACAAAATGTCTTTTCATAGGTTGGATGAATGAAGAGAATAGACCTAAGATAGAAAGAAAAATAAAATCTACAAAGTCTAAGGTTGTATTTGGTCACTTAGAACTAAATGGTTATGCAGTATATAAAGGGTTTACACAAAATCATGGTGCTAGTGGAGACTCAGAAATTTTTAATAAATTTGAAAGAGTATATACAGGACACTATCATACAAGATCTACAGATGGAACTGTCTACTACCTAGGCAATCCTTATGAAATGTTCTGGAACGACTGTGAGGACACTCGTGGTTTCCATTTATGGGACACTGATACATTTGAGGCAACTCCTGTAAACAACCCTCACAGGATGTTTTACAAGATAATATACAGAGACACACCACATCAATTGTTTGATGCTACTCCATATGCAGGTAAAATTGTAAAAGTTATAGTTGAGAAAAGAAGCAAACCAAAAGAGTTTGAAAAGTTCTTAGACAAATTAAACTCTGTTAATGTAGAAGATTTAAAAGTTATAGAAAGTGTAGACTGGAATCATGGATATGTGCATGGAGAAGATTTTGATGCAGAGAATGAAGAGAACACCATTACTTTGTTAAATAGATTTATAGAGGAGTCGGAGGTAGATCTTGATAAAGATAGAGTCAAGGAACTTATTGGAGGACTATACGCACAGGCATGTGAGGTGGACTGATGTGGTTGTTGACTGAGGAGGGTAAGCGTGAGGGTGCTTACGCAGTAAAAGATGGTGCAGGTGATAAGGTATTGTATATCTTTGAACAACAAGATGATGCAATCAGATATGCAGACATGTTGGAAGAGGATCAAGACAAGGACATGGAAGTTGTAGAAATTGATGAAGAGGTTGCAATAAAAGCGTGTGAGGTGTATAATTATAAGTATAGTGTGATCTCTAAAAACGATTTCGTGATACCTCCAAAAAAGGATGATTCGGTTCAAAAAAATTAAGTGGAAAAACTTCTTGTCCACAGGTGATCAATGGACAGAAGTAGTACTAGATGCTGATGGAACCACATTGATTGTAGGAGCAAATGGTGCAGGTAAATCAACTGTACTAGATGCTATCTGTTTTGTGTTGTTCAATAAACCCTACAGAAAAATTACAAAATCTCAGTTGGTCAATACAACTAACGAGAAAGGAACTCTGACAGAAATAGAATTTGAGATAGGATCAAAACAATATCTTGTTCGTCGTGGTATCAAACCGAACATTTTTGATATTGAGATAGATGGTAATATGCGTAACAAAGAAGCAGATGATAGAGTCAATCAAAAGGTTCTGGAAGAACAGATATTAAAATTAAATTTTAAATCATTTACACAGATAGTCATTCTAGGTAGTAGTAACTTTATACCATTCATGCAACTCAACGGTCCTAACCGTAGAGAAGTCATAGAGGACTTGTTAGATATAAAAATATTTTCTGCAATGAATAATATTGTAAGAGATAGAATTAGAGTAGTTAAAGATTCTGTAAGGACATTAGAATTAAAAAAAGAGAATCTAAATGATAAGATACGAATGCAAGAAGAGTTCATAGGAGAACTAGACAAAAGAGGTAAGGAAACCGTACAGGAGAAGGAAACAAAAATTAATACTATTGCGTTAGATATCGACCAATTGTTAAGAAAAAATGAGCAATATAACAATGATATAGTTAGTGTTCAAACACAATTAGAAACAGTATCAGATGCCTCAAACAAACTGCAACAACTAGGTTCTTTAAAACAGAAGATAAGTAATAAGGTATCAAGAATTACAAAAGAAGAAAAATTCTTCAACGAGCACAAATCCTGTCCTACATGTGCACAAAATATAGAAGAATCATTTCGATTAAATAGAATTAAAGACGCTCAATCTAAGGCAAAGGAACTCACAGAAGGTTACGCAAAACTGGAGGAGTCAATAACACAGGAAAGCATAAGAGAGCGTCACTTCACCACTCTCACAAAGGAGATCGCTAACTTAACCTATGACATTTCTCAAAACAATACTCGTATTTCGGCACTTCAACAACAAACAAAGGATCTACAACAGGAAATTCAAACTGTTACCGACAAGTTACAAAACCGAAATACTGAGCATGAGGAATTAGGGAAGTTTAAGGGAGAACTGGAATCAGTATTCGACACACTTGGTAAGGAAAAAGAGCAGATAAATTATAACAACTTTGCTTACTCTCTATTGCAAGATGGAGGAGTAAAAGCAAAGATCATAAAAAAATATCTTCCTCTTATTAACGAGCAAGTGAATCGTTATTTACAGATGATGGATTTTTATATAAATTTCCATCTAGACGAAGAGTTTAACGAAACGATTCAAAATCCAATACACGATAAGTTCTCCTACTCTTCTTTCTCGGAAGGCGAAAAGATGCGTATCGACCTAGCACTTCTGTTTACTTGGAGGGAAGTCGCAAGATATAAAAACTCTGCAAACACAAACTTATTAATATTAGACGAAGTATTTGACTCATCACTAGATGGTTTTGGAACTGATGAGTTTATTAAGATAATAAAGTATGTTGTAAAAGATGCTAATGTATTTGTAATATCTCATAAGACAGACATGTTAGATAAGTTTAGTACAGTAATAGAATTTACAAAGAAAGGTGGATTCTCCTACTCTACTAAAAATTCTGCTGACGCTTAATGTGGGTTCATGCTGCTGTTTATATAACCATCGTTGTTTTACTCATGGTAGGATTTGCTGCGTTTGACCCATAGTGTGCCAGTTAAAAAAGTGTCCTTAGCACTTGCCGAAGGTATCATATCGGATGTATAATAGTAATATCAACAAAACAATTATTATGAAAGGTGTTCAACTATCCCCCACTATCGACTATCTCTCTATGGAAGATGAGCAAGGTCCTGTAGGTGTCCTAGTATTTCGTGGTACTATGCATCAACCTGCTATGGTTGCTTCTGTAGAGAATCAAGATGATTTCAAATCTGCATACAACGAATTCAAAACTTATGAGGACTACGCATAAAATGGATGTTATCTTAGAAAGGTTTCCTTACCGTTTTGTACAGAAAGGTTTACTAGAAATTAATGGTGAACCAGACTACCGTATACAAAAGTTCAACGAGGTAACTCGTGTCTATAGAGACATGTATTATCTTGACAGTTCTATACAACTAGACTGTGCTATAGAAGATCCAGAGTATGTCAAGTGGTTAGATCCAGACCCAGAGGTTGCAGCATACCCTAATGAAAGCGACTCTTATGTTGCACCACACG